GCGACAAACGGCAAGCCGTAGCCAATGCCTAAAGCCATCAGACCGCGCTTACGATGGTTACGCCCTGCATCGAATATCCGATCACACTGCCTGCGTTCAGCGTCACGGCGGCGATCCTACGTCCGTTGTTGGCGGCTATGATCATACCCGGACTGAACGCTTGACCCGAAGGAAATAAGCCGATGCCACCACCACTCACCGCAGTCATCATATTCGTGCCGTTGCTATCGGTAAGCGTTGTAAACTTGGCCTCTTGGTTGACCACCAGCACGTCATAGGTGCGACCTGTCACCGATGAAACCGCGCCTGCGCCAACTGCCAGCACTTCGGCTGCCATTCCGCGCCCAAGCAGCGCATCCATTTGTTGTCCTACGTTCATTGTCTTTTTCTTTAGTTGTAAATATCATTTAACCCAATTCTATGCAATTCTGTAATCGTGTTTTTAACGTGTTGGTATCTGGCAGACGTTGCGGCTATACGGCAACTCAAACACGACCGTAGCCTGCCACCCAGCGACCTTGTCATCGCGTGCCTCCACGAAGCGCGTAGCACTCACCGCGCCTGTGATCGTGTAGTCGCGGTCAGGATCATCGGTGAACTCCGCGACGAAGTCCTGCATAATACGCAGGGTGTCGCTTAACACCTCATCCTCGTTGTCAGTCCACCTATATACCACGCTGCCACTGATCGTCGCATCCACACCGCGAAGGTCTGCAACGCGATCCATCACAAGCACGCTGACGGTTAGGTTAGTCGCGCCAATAGGCATTGACGCGCTCTGCGCATCGACGAACAAAAGCGGGTAGATGACCCTATCCCTGTCTGTTGTCCGCAGGTTGATCACGTTGTCCGTGCCGATCGCCAGCGGATCGCCGAACCCCACTGCGTTCAGCTGGAGGTGCGACTCCGCGAAGGCTATCAGGTCGTTTTTGATCGTCACCCAACTGCTCATAGAATTGCTTTAGTTTGTTTACGTTCTTCGAGTGCGCCATTAAAAGTAGTTGCGTCTGTTTTCCGGGTAGTCCAGCGGATCGCGATACCTGCCCCTGCGACCTAAAACCATGCCGGTCTGGTAGGCGCTGTTGGCCGGGTAGATCGTATCGATAGCAACTGGAGGATTGTCGAACAGTGGGAACAGCGTGTGGTTCTCCTGGAGATAGCGCGTGATGCGCTCGGTGTACCACTCCGCATCGTCGCGGCTTTTGTCCATCAAGCGCGTCATCTCACGCTCGCTCATTGGCGTTGACTCCGTGCTGCTGCGCCGATCCATCCCCTTGTTCATGAATTTGAAGGCCAGCACCATTGGCAACTCAAAGTACATCCACTGAATGATTGCAGGCTGAATGTAGGTCTGCATCAGCGTCGTGTTGTTCGCCGACAAAGTTCCAGCGATTACCTGCGTCACGAGTTCAGCGTATAGCGCCGATCCCACCGCTGGCTGAATGTGCATCTCTTGCACCTTGACGATCGTGGGACGTAGCTGCGTGTAGCTTACGTTTTCGCTGATGACCGAATTTTCGATCAGCGTGTTTTCCGAAATAAATAGTGCCTTGCTCATTCGACGATTCTTTCAACTTGTGTACCTTTTTTGATCACCAACTGCTGCACCCACATGTGCCGGCACGACGGCCTGTGCCTGCCATCTTCAAGCGTCAGCCATCCGCCTCTGCGTTCCCAAACGCTGTACCCCATCAGCGCCGTCAGCTGATTGATGTCGTCGCGTGTGTATAGGCGTGCGCTGGACAAGTCCATCATGACTTGGCAGAACTTGCGGCTTCTATCGTAACCATCAGCCTTACTTAATCCCCCATATTCAGGTCGCCAGTCGTAGCGATAGCGCACCTCGACGATCGGCTCTGGCACTTTCTCCTCCCTCGTCGCCTCACCGATGCCGCGCTTCAACGGATACTTGTTGATTTGCAACAGGTATTGGATGCGCTTGCGGATTCGCGCCTTGCTGACGCCGAACTCCTTGGCCATTTCTTCGACGGTTGCATCCTCGCGTTTGCGTCTGTACTTGATGATGCGCTCGTCCAGCGCCTTGTCTTCATCGCTAACCGCAAACTGCATGAAGAACTCCGCTTCGCCGTATTCGTTGAAGTCTAATTCGCGCTCTTGCAGCACCTCGAAGCTGTCGCGCGTTTCACCGAACTGCTGGCCAACCTGCGCCAGAAATTCCAACTCATCAGCTTCATCGGTGAACGCCTGCTCTTTCACGCCCAATAGCTGATCGACCTGTTCGGCGTTGAGGCCGAAGCCAGCCGTCAGCATCGTCCGCGCCTGTTCGAGGGTGACCTTGCCCTGCGAATAGTGGCGCACAATACGCATCAGGTTTTGATATTGCCTGCCTGAAAGCGTCTTGATAGCCTCGTTGACACCTGCGCTCGCCTCTACCGCCACTTCACCTGCGTCGGGTGTAGCCTCTGCAAGTGGCTCATAGCCTGCCTTCTCGCGCAGTTCATCCTGCGTCAAAATCTGCATTAGCGCCTGCTCTGATAGCTGCTCGGTAATCGGATCGAAAGGCTGAAGGTAGAGGCACTCGTAGCCGTTGAATGATGTGAGGTAGTTAATCATGCGCTCGACTATCAGAACGCGGTTCATGATGTAGGTATTTTTGAACAACTCATAAGCCTCTGCCAATTCCTTGCGGCCGCCAAGCTGCCCCTCTGTGCGAATGCCGAAAAGCATAGGTGAGGTGACGTTGTGCGCGACGAAAATCTCTTCCTGAATCTGCTTGTTCAATAGGTCAAACTGCTTATCCAAGTCCGAAGGCGTTAGCGACTGGATGCTCGGTGCGTTTTCCTTGCCGGTCGAAAAGGTCAGCACAAAGCGGCCTGCGTTGTTTGCGCCGCTGAACTTGTTGCGCATTTGACGTTCTATCTCTTGTTTTTCCTCGTCCGTCGGGATGCCATCAGCGAAGTTGATCATCTGCCCACCCCAAAATTGATTGCGGATGTTGCTGATGTGAAACTTGGCGATCTCAACGTCGCACTCGATGTATGCCAGTGCGCCCTGATAGTTCGGCAGTGGGTAGTGCTTGACACCAGCTGCGTAGTGGCGGTAATAAAACAGCTGTTTGCCGACGCGGTTATTCGGGTCGAACTTGGGCATGCGCTCAACTTCCGCGCCCTTCGGGTACTGGCGGATCATACGCTCGTCGTACCAATCGGCAATCAGAAACATCGTATCATCCAGCGACACGCGCACCTTTTCAAACGGCACATGTTCAATGAAGGCGATGCCGCCACCCCTGTTCCACGTTACCGCAAGCGCAAATCCGTTGAACAGTTCGAGATCCAATACGAACTTTTGCGTTAAGTCGTTCAGGTCATCGTCTTCGTTGACGTCAGCCATGAACGCCTCCGCCTTTGCCTGTTGCGCGACGGTCGTCTTATCCGCATCCACTGCCCACCCCTTGCCGGCAATGTAGTTGCACTTGCCGTTGACGATTGCGTTGTGCTTCGCGCTTTTCTTGTAGATGTCGAGTAAGTAATATGGGTAGTCGTTCATCTCCCCGAAGGTATACAGGTCGTTGGCCTTGCTTTGCAGCATCAAAGGGTAGCGATAGTCCGCCTGTGGGATGAAGCTAAAATTCAGTTTAGTCATAAGAAACGTAGTCGATCGTGTTTGTTGTACTCGTGAAACTGCCCTCCGTCGTTTCAATCATCGCAAGGCCTGTTTCAAGGACACGCGGATTCGTCGTCGGTAGCAGGAAGCGACGCATAGCACGCGTATAGCGGTTGGAGGTGTTGTCTTTGCTGTGCGTGCCTGTAACTCCGTTATTGAAGTTAATAGTGTAGGCTTCATCAGCATCGTATTCAAATGATGTCCAATAGGTGTGATTTGCGAAATTGCCTAATCCTGCGTTATGCAGCTTAACTCGCATCTCGCTCAATTCGCCCACTGATGGCAGGAACCAATCGCTAAATCCGTTCAGCACCAAGTCATTGGCAAGCCGTGCAGCGATGCCAGCAGTTGCGCAACCTGCCACGATTGCTGCGGTATTGGCAATGCCTTGACCTATCTGCCCAGACAAGCCTCCAATGAACGTCCCCTTACACCCCCAAGGCGCATTCGTAGATTGGTCTGATTCCGCCGTTATGTAGGCATAACCGCTGTCGGTAAATGTGTACAAGCCGCCCTGCACGAAGTCGCCAGCAGCGTAGCTGGCAGGGTTCTCAGTGACCTCGTAGCGATACTGCCCTTTGTCCAATGCGCCCAAGGTGAAGGCGAATTTGTCGTAGCGGCTTTCGTAGCTGCTTAGGTTGTCAACAGCGTTGATGTAGATGTCAGTGGCTTCCAGCGTCGCCAAGTTCGTCAGCCGCAACCGGTAGACCGTCGCGCTGTTCGCACGCTCCGTCCACGTCACCGCTATCGTGTTGCTCTGGCTGGCTTTCAGGTATAGCATGAAGTTCTTTTATTGAAATATCCCTTGCGACGTTTTTATACAAATTGAATCTGCGCCGCGTGATCTCGTCAATGTCAAATCGCTTCTGCATCTTCGCCGTAAGCCTGTCTGCCATCTCACGCGCCATCGCTGGCTCGTTGATCATAGCCTTCATCGACTTGTACCACTTCTTCGGTTGCTTTTCGTCCACAAGCACGCCATCCCAGCCGTCGGTGATGCAGTCGGCATACATGCAGACGTTGCTGGCGATGATCGCCTTGTTCATCCATGCGGCCTCGGTGACCTTCAACTCCGACTTCAACCTGTTGAACTTATTGTCGCGAAGCGGCGCAAGCGCAACGTCAATGAAGTTGTAGCCGCCAACGTAGCTGTAAATATCCGCCGCCTGTATGCGTCCGTAGTTGTTGTTCTTGCCCTTATTGCTGAACACCTGCTCATACTGCTGATATATCGGGTTGCCCTCATTCCACCCGGCAAGGTACAGCATATATCGACCTTCCAGCGTGTGATCGTCGCAGAGGCGCGACAGTGGCAGTTCCAGCAATGCCACGTCCTCGGTGTGCTGCGCAGCGCCAAAGTAGCCGAAGCGTAGGCGCTCGCTCTTGGTAGGTTGCGGTTTGAATTGGTCGTAAAGTAGGTGCGGCACGTTCTCGCAGATTGTCACGTTGCGGTTGAGCTTGACGATTTCATCGCGGAGGTACGTCGTAGTCGTGATGACCGCATCCGCAAGCTTGACGTGTTCGGCGACGATTGCAGACATGTTCGTGTCGTGGTAGTGTTTGTAGAAGCTATGCCCTGTCCCCAAGTGCCAATAGTCGTCCATGTCAAGAATGATCTTCGCGCCGTACTGTCGTAGGATGTCAGCGACAGGCTTGACCGCCTCAATTGGCCCTGCGATCCAAGTACGATTATACAGGAACACGTCGATAGTCCGCAGCTCTTCATCGCTCATGGTGCGCACGTCAGCGATGCTCACGAACTCGGCCTCGCTGCCGAACATCTCATGGACGCGACTGCTTGGCATCTCCAAGCGGTAATAGCTGCACCCTGTCGGATGCTGATTATAGACGATACATACACGCATACAACAAAGTTAGCCCAAAAAAAAGAACCCTGCGCCACCATACGCAGGGTTCTCCAACCAACCAAAATGCACGCTAATATACGCTACGAACCGCCAGTGATCTGCGTTCCACTGGTCAAAGCTGTAATTATTGACGATGACACCTCGCTGCATGGCAACTCCTCCATGCCCGTAAACGTCATCTCATAGCCATTGCGGTCACCCATAGCCGTTCCTGTTTGCGACGTTCCAGCGGTAACATCCAATCCATTTGAGCGACCAAGCAGCCAGTATTTGCCATTTCTATCGGTGACAATAGCCATAAGCCTATTCAACCCAACCAGTCGCAGTTCATTGCGCACTGCTTGCGTCATGCGGTTAATCGGGAACACCAACTCTTGTGTGTAGAAAATCGTGCCATTCTCCGTTGACGCGTTGACAGTTTCGGTGAACTGACCAGCGCCCTTCGGTACTTCGTATTTGTAAAATCCTGATGCAGGGAAAGTGCCAGTGACAACGCCCGAAGCATCCACGGCAATAGTACCAGTGACGCTGTTGAAGGCGATGAGGCGTACCTCCGTGATGCCGCCCACATTGTCGCGGCATCCTAATTTATATCCAGTTGTTAAGGCGCAAGGCATGTCTATTTCGTTTAGTTAGTTAACAAAGAAAAGAAGCGGGGAGGGTTGCCCCTCCCCACGTCATCAGCCTGCAGGTGTAGTCGCGTTAGACGCTTTATACAACACCATCTGTTCAGGGAAGGCAAACTGCACACCGTACTTAAACGCTGCTTGGAAGCGCACTTGGTCATTGTCGTAGGATGCCCAGATGCGGAATTGATCTTCGTCGGAGAGCAAGTCTGTGCCGTAGTACAGGTTCTCAAGCGAAGTAGCAACGATCCTGCGCGTGTTGTTCATACCGTTGACTGCAACGATCTTGAGGTTCGTGCCGGGGTAGAACATCTCACCACCACCAAGCTGTCCGAGGTCGCCTTGGAATAGGTTTTCGCTGACCAGCTTATTAGCTAACAAGCGATACACGTCCCATCCGCAAAAGGCAACAAGGTCAGGCCTGCTCACGATCGCGACAGGGATGTTTTGATATACGTTTTCAAAAGCCGAAACGATAGTCGCATCGCTGAACGCAGCACCTGCCAAGGATGACACGATAGACGCTGATGCCGTGGTTTTCTCCATCAGGTGCAAAAGTCCTACGGTTTTGTTCAAAGTCGCGTCACCGCTTATTGTAGCCGACCCTCCAGTCCATCCAGACGCGCCTGTCGCCGATGTCGACTGCCAAATTGCAGTTTCGATGTTAGCGGCGATCTTCTTCGCCTTCTGCGTCGCAAACGCCTGCTCAAACGGCACACCTTCATAGTTGCTGCCTTGAGAAAGCTGGGTGGCAAGCCACTTTGTTTCCAACTCGCGAGGGCACAACTCCTCCTGAACTTTCACACGCGCAACGCTGATAACGCGCTGGCTGAATGTTGTAGTTCCGTTGGCTACCCACGCACACGCGGTGGCAGATTGAAACACGGCGTCGGTGTCCATAAGGTTTAACGCCTCTTGATTTTTTACGCCAACGCGCTTCTGCATCAGCGTCTGCGTTTTCGCGTCGAAAACGGCAGTGGTCAACAACGGGAGCTTATTCTGCTCAACGTAGTCGGTTAGTCCTCCAATTGAAAATGACATAGTTTATTTTTTAAGGGTTTTTAGGGTTTCATTCAATTCTGCAAGGCGGCTGGCGCGGCTCATCTTCACGGATTCAACAACCGCGTCGCTTGCTCTTTTCTTTGGCGCAGCGGTAGGCATCTGCGCCAACGCTGACAACGCCGTGTCAATCGTGCTGAACCTTGCGGCGTTAGCTTCAACCTCGCCGCCCATCTTCGCCATCATCTCCTCAACCTTTGCCGCCAAGGCAGCGATAGCCGCCTCCATAGCTTGCATCCTCTCTTCGTGCGGATCAGCAGGCTTCTCTTCGCCTTCGGGTGTCACTTCAATCTCTACCTCTTGCGCCTCAACGGCTTCAGTTGCCGGTGCTGGTGCAGCGTCGCCGATCTCGACAATCTTGCCGCCCTCGGTGGTCACCACGCCAACTTCGGGGATGCTGTGTGCGCCATCGGGTGCAGGCAGCAGTCCTTCTTCAGTCACGACGTAGACCAACGTGCCAACGGCTAACTCGCCATCGACGCGGATCATCGTGCCATCCTCCAACTTATAGTCGCTGAACGCCAACGGCGCAGCTGCTGGCGCTGGTGCAGCGGAGAAGCTACGCAACACGCGGGTTAACTCTGAAATTCGATCTGATAGGTTCATAGTGTTAAATATCGTTTGATTTGATAGTATGCAAAAAACTCTCAAAGGCTTCGGCAAACTCCGCCATCGCCACCTCTATCTCGCTGTCAGTAGGTTGCATCCCGAAGTAGCCTTCAATGCTGAACCCGGTGAACTGTTCGCGATCCTCCCACACTTTGTCGTTCTCGACCTTGAAGCTACCAAACCAGCTGCCATCCTTCGCGTCCTCGTAGCCATTCGGTGGGTTGATGCCTCGGTCTCTGTCGATCAGGTAGCTTTCAAACATGTACACGCCATCAATGGCGGTGCTGTGTTCAGCGTTGACGTTGTGCTGATTGCCCTGCTTGAAGTACTTCTGCACCATCTTGCGGATGGTTTCCCTTTGGAAAATAACAAAATACTCGCCCCGCGTTTTGTCGCGGCGTATGATCGGCGTATCGGCAAGCATCAACGGCCCTGTCAACACGCGCTTTTCGCCTGTTTCGGTGAATCGCATCTTCTCTTTGCTGAACGCCTGAAATGGCCGTTCAATCGCAGGGGATTCAACGAGTGCGACGTAGCTAACGCCTTCGTCAACTTCGTCAATGGTCATCAGGTATACTGGTAGTTCCATAGCGTTAAATATCATCAGTTGCCCAACTGTGCAAATTGCCGAATGGTGCGCAGCCTGTTTTGTATCCCACTCACGTCGGACTCTACGACGTAGGCGCGTAGTGGCTGGCCTTGTGGCTGCCCGGTGTTCGGGTTGATCAACTGGCTATTCGGGTTCAGCGCGTTGCCCTGTGGCGCTGCCATGCCTCCGCCTCCGCCTGTGCCAGCTGTGCCGCCTCCGCCTCCGCCTCCGCCTCCGCCAGTGATGCTCCTGACCTGCCCGATGCTCGTGGCTGCAATAGCCGCGATGCGCAGGCCAGCGTTAATCTTCGCCATCGTGCTAAGGCTTAATGCCTGCGTCACGCCAGCAGCACCAGCTGTCAAGGCGTTAGCAGGGTTCAGCGCTGCGTTGGCGTTGATGCCTGCCAGTTCCTTCTGCAAGTTTATAACAACTTGCGCTATTGCCATGCCTTTCTCCAACGCCAGCGCCGCCAACATGACGGCTTTGCTCTTGCCCCCGAGCGATCGCATAATCTCAACCACGCTACTCGACGCGGCGTTGTAGAACTGAACACGCGCATCATTGTACTCCTTCTCACGCTGCAAGTCCTCTTGCCGCAGCTTTTCGCGCTCTGCGTATAGCTCATCTTCAATTTGTATTTGATAGTCCAGCTGCGCCCTCTGCGCATCTAACTCCGCCTGATCCGCTGCATCTTGCTGCTCTTGAATCTTGGCCGTACGTTCAGCGCGCAGTTGCGCCAGCAATAGGTTAGTGGCTTCCTCGTTGCCCTTGACCTTAGCGAGGCGCTCCTCATAGCTGGCGTCAATCTGCTCCAACTCGCGCTCGTTGGCAGATAGGCTGTTTTCTAACAACACCTGCCTGCTATTGGCAATGATGCCGTCAATTTCCTTCTGCTTCGCGGCTGCAGCTTCCCTCTCCTGCTCTTGTTTTCTCTTGCGCTCTTCGGCGGCCTTGTCGCGCTCTTGCTGTTTCTTGTCCGCCTCTTTTGCGGCGGCGTCCTGCTTGTCTAACTCCACCTTCTTCAGATAGCTTTCATACTGCGCCCGCAAGACGTTATGCTGATGCCGCGCCTCTGCCATCTCCTCCTCGTTTTTCGCATTCTGCAGCCGCTTCCTGCTGATGTCGAACTCCATCGCAAAGACCTCCGCCTCGGTAGCGCCGCGCTCCTTGGCGATTTCAGCGGCACGCTCCATCGACTTAATCTGCTCGTCAAGGTTCTCTTTGACTTTAATCCCCAGAAATCCCTTGACCGCCGCCGTCAGTTTGTCGAAGTTGGCAATCAGCAAACCAATGGCTACCACCGCCGCGCCGATGCCTGTTGAAACAAGTGCAATCCTGAACGCCTTGAGTGCGCCACTACTCGTCCCCACGGCAATCGCATAAGCACGCTGCGCCGCTGCGTTCAGGTTGACCATCAACGCGGAGTCCTTGTTCAAAGCGTTAGCAATAGCCGTTGCACCATTCACCAACGCCAACGCCGCCTGAACCTTCATCATTGCCTTCTGCACGTCCTCACTCTCCTCACCGAACAGTGCCGCTGCACCCTGGGCAACAGCAAAGCCGCCTGCAATGCCTTGAATCGCAGAGGTGAACGTGTCCAGCGTTCTGGTGTCCGACGCCAACGCCTTGACCTGTGCGCTCGTGTCGCCGATAGCGTCCTTCAGCGATCCTGCCTCGGCAGCCATCCGCCGGAACTGGTCGGTGTTCTTCTGCCCCGCCGCTTCGAGGTCAAGCATCTGCTTCTGAAGGTCGCGGAGGCGTGCCTTCGCTGACTGCGTCGCCTTCTGGGTGTCGTCCTCCGCCCTGACCTTGACGGTGATCTCTTTGTCTACATCTGCCATAGTTTAGCTTGTTGGGTTGTCGGGTAGTAAGGGAATAGCAACGGTTTGGCCTTCATTCAAGTCCAGCATCGTCACAGGTGCGTAGATGCTGGCGTTGATCTCGCCATCGGTCTTGGCGGTTGGGTCATCGCTAAAGGTTGGGTCAAGCGTTGTAGGCACAAAGGCGTCTATTGGCAGCACCCGGCGCATCGTCACCCTGCACAGCGTTGACTGACCCACCGCGTAGTCCTTAATCTCCAACAGCCTCCAGTTGATGCCCTTCCAGTAGATCAACTTTCGGAAGTCGAGCGTTGCAATGTCAGTAGACGTCAGCAACATCGTGCATTCCACGGTCATCGCCTGCTGGCTCGTCAACTCAAAGATGTAGCCGTTCCAAAAGTTGTTGAACAGGTTGTTGTTGTTATAGCTCATCGGGTTGCCGCTCACGTCGTAGGTGCGGTAGAAGATACGCCTCGGAATGCCGAATGACAAGTCAAAGTTTCCGCTGGCACTGGTGTCGTATGGATTCTCCAAGTGCGTCGCCAAGCTGATGGCAGATGCAACATTGATGACAGATGATGGCACGCTGTTGTTGTAAACTTGGCCGTAGTAAAACAGAAATGTTGGATTCAGTCCTGTGTTGTTCGGCTGAACGTAGCCGCTGTGTAGCGCCAACCGATAACCCAGCTGCAAGCTGCGCGGATTGCCATTCCCATCGGTGTCGAAGCCACGCCCCGCAATTAGGTTGGTCGTGTACTGTGCAGGAATTAGCGTCTTAGCCTTGAGGTCGACAACTTGATCGCCACTACGATTGTAGTTGCCACTGTCGTAGATGCGCGATCCGTACCCCTCCTTGAACTCGCTCTGGTACAGCTTGCCGAGCGCGTCGCCGCCATCGGCATACTTGAATACATAGCGTTTCTTGCTGCTCGGATCGCCCATAAGAACGGTCATCTCCGCGTTTTCGTCAGACTTTTGCGACCAGTCCAGCCGCGTAGTGTTGTAAAAGCTTGTGAACGGCTCAATGTAGATGAGCTTGGGATCAAGTGGCGACTGATAGAAGTACAGGTTGAACATCTTTTGCAGGTCTTGCAAGAAATCAATCTGCCTCACATCCATCGGCAACCCCTTCTGCATGCTGATCGTGTTGAACCGCCCCATCGTTGTGCCTCTGATGGTCAGCCTTCGATTGGTAATGGTCGCTCCGCCTGTCATCGTTGCAAGGCGTGTGCAGACGATGTAGAAGCTCTGCTGTGGTTGCAGATAGATGGTCGTGCGCCAGTTGTGCTGCATTTGGCCAAACAACGAACGCTGCGCGGTATAAACAGGGCCAGTTGGATTTATGTATTTAATTTCATAGCGCAACACGTTTGCAACGCTCGGCGTACCTGAAGCAATCGCGTCAAAATTCAACTCAATGCCATGCGCAACCGTGTCATCATTGCGGAAGTAGGTGTCAGCACTTACAACGATTCCGCTGGACAAAGTAAAAGGCGCGGTGTTGTTAGTTGGGAAGGTGACGTTTGTGCCGCCCGTCGCAACTGTTAGCGTCGTACTCCCGCTCACGTTGCCGCTGATGTCGCTGTTTGCGGTTAGCACCCAGTCATTCGCCCAAGGCACGACCAGCTTTGAAAAGACGTTGCCGCTGGTGCTGAAGAAGTTCGATTCGTACCGGTAGCCGTGCTGCGCGAAGATTTTATCGACGAGCATCTTGGCGAAGTAGCACGGCCGCCACTGATAGATCGGCACAAGGTTAGGCGCGATGTAGCCGTATAAGTTCAAAATAGGCGCAAGCGTGCCGGTAGGCACAGTGCCATTGACGTCGGCGTTGCCCTCCGCGTCGATGTAAGCATAGCAATAGCCACTCGTCGTGCTGTTGGCATCACCCGCGACGATCACGTCAAGGTTGTTGAACTCATGGTCGTAGGTGTCAACTCCTGCCGTTGACGCAAGCAGCGTTTCACCCATGACGCTGAACAGGCTGACGCTCTCGCCGTAGATGCTGATTTCGTAGGTTGCCACGCCCCGCGTGACCCTCATCGCCATCAGCTGCATTGATCCGCTGAAGACTTGCACGCCATCACTCCACACCGCGCACTTGACCTGCTTGTTTGGTGTGAAGCCGCCAACGAAACTCTGCACGTTGTAGGCGTGGCGAAACGCGGCGTCGTTGCGCGGAGTGCTTGGCAGCGTGATCGTCTTGGAGTACGTTCCGCTGCGTCGCGTGATGTCCTGCGCATCCTGTATCGTGTACGTCAACTCGATGTCGAAGTCCTCCATCAGATCGAGGTCGACACCTGATGCCAGCTTGTTATCGGCGTCCGGGTAGCATACAAACTTTATGTTCATAGCGCGGTGTTTTCGTAGCCAACTTGAACGTCAAGGCTGATCTGCTGCAATTTATCAACCACGCGCTTGCGGACGTTGTAGGTGTTGGTCTGCACCACGACCGGCACTAGCTGCGTGCCAAGTTGAATCCAGCACTCCGAAGCGTAGATCATCTCTTGCAGCCATGTGAACTCCGCATCGGTGAGCCAGTCGCTGTTCAGCGTGTAGGTGTCGCGGTACGTCACCGACCACTGCTTATTATACACGTCATCGCCGTAGACGCTGGCGTTGTAGCCGTAGGTCTTGCGGTCAACATCGACGCGCTGCCTGTTCATCCGTGTAAACGTGTAGCCGTCAACACCGCCGTACATGTTTCGGAAGAAAACACGCAGGTCGTTGTAACGCTGGCAGTTGTCGATCGTGATCGTGTATGTTGGGGTGCGGTCTTTGTCATCAGCGGCGTCATCCAAAATAAGGCGCACCGTATAGCTTGCGCCTACCAACGGAAATAGCACTGATCCGTCGTCGCTATCGCTGGTCTGCCCTGCCGTCAGGTTGTACAAGCCAAGCGCGCCCATGTTGAAGTAATTGCTGATGTTGCTGCTGCCCGTTACAGTGAAAACACGCGCACTTGCCCCGCTTGTGTCGTTGTATTGAATCTCCGCAACTGGCGTACTGCCTGCCTTGATTAGGAATCCAAGAAAGTCATGATCAGCACTTGCCAACGTATACGATGTAGGTCTGTTGCTCACGGTGACCGTAGCACCCGCTATCGTGTTAGCCTGATACCCACTCGGCGAATAGGCCGCGTAGTCCTG